TTAAGTGCACAAGCATGTCGCTCCGTCATAGGAGAATCTTTCGGTCTCAAATAACAGTGTAACATTTTGAAGCAAGACTGATCAATCAATGCACCAACATTGCAATCAAGTGCAGGGTGATAAACATTCTTTCGCTTCAAGAACTCAAACTCTTCTGGGGGTAAAAAGTCTACAAGTTCACTCTCCTTATCTGGCATGGTATAAGTCTGACCATGGTCACCCAGAAATTTGGAGGCCCCCTTAATCGTGAAATTGGTTATGTCGGGGGATACAGAACCAGCATTGTCATCGCCATACGTGATCAGTGAAACCTTATCTCGAAACTTAATGCGCTCATCAAAAGATCTAGGAAAATTTTGACTGTAAAAATACGCTCTCAAATTTAGACTTCCACATATACCATTGATAATAACAGTAAGTGAATTTCCACTGATGTGCGTACCTTCAGTAAGCCCTATTAAATCTCCATTGTAGGCTATAACTGCAAAAACTACATCTCCAGCAAGAGTCTCCATCAACATGAGATCCTCTGAACTATAGTTACAGCATCTAGCGAAATCAATGAGTATCCGAAGAGCGGCAAACAATAACTGTGAGGTCAATTTTTGATCGTATTTTCCGTAATCTCCTGCTATTAGTCGATCAAGACCATGAGTGCAAACAAATTTATACAATTGTTCCCATTCAGGTCCATGACAATTCACACCAACAGCACATTCTGCAACAAGAGGATTCATTTGAAGAACCCTGATGATAGGAAGAAAATACTTTCGAATCAACCAAGTCATGGCAATACCATTACTATAAAAGATCCTACATTTAGGTTTTGATAAAATCTCATCCTTTTTGCAGGCTTTAGCAATCATATATGCACGTTCACCATTCCTCAAAAGATCTTCACAGCGACTAATCTCGTCCATAATCGCACCATCCAAAACACGAACATTGGGTAATTCGGATGTTGGTGGTAAATCTGTGACAAAATTCGCCTTAGGTCCTGACAAAGGAAAGCCAATAGAC